GAAATTAATGTATTTTTTGATGAAGAATACTCAAAGTTTCCGTTTTGTCCTCATGATGATATGCTTGATGCACTGGCTAGAATAGCAGAGCCAGACTTACCTATAGAATATAGCAACATACAGCGTTCCATGCCTCAGCAGATTAACAGCAGGTCGAAAAGAACAACAAATAATTCCAGCAACATGTCACGCTCTAAAAAATTCTTTGGCAAAATATAATCCATATGGTATCCTGATAGTGCATGGCATTCTAATGCCACAAACTTATATAAGGAATTAATCATGGATATGTTTAAGAAACCTAAAGCCCCAGCCCCGCCACCTGTTGAGAAATTACCAGAAGTTGACAAAGGCGAATTACAGCAGAATACAGCTAGAAAGAATGCGGCAAGAACAGGGCGAGAATCTACGATGCTGTCTGTGCTTTCCAAAGGCAAGACTTCAACTAAAAAATTCGGTGGTTAAATGAAACATAAAGCTATTATCAAAAGCGTTAATAAAGCGTTCAAAGATAAAGAGGGTTACGAGAAACTTTGTGACGCTTTGGTTAATATCTTTTATCCTGAGTATGGCGGATTTAGGGCTGACGATAAAACAGAGGATTATGAAGCTTTGTTTGCTCAGTCTTCTGGTTCACCATCATTGAAAAGACGTGAGCTGGCTCAATCATTCTCTACCATGCTTAGACCAACGAATAAAGTTTGGGTTGAAATAAGAGGGCGTTTTGATTATGGCGTGAAAAAAGACCACCAGTACAAAGTAGAATTAAAAGCAAAGTCTAAAGAGCTTTATTTCTACATGTATGACCAGAGATCCAATATCACAACAACAACATCGTCATTAGATAATGCATTAGCCTGTTTAGGGCAAGGTGTCGCGTCTGTTTGGTTCGATGTTAAAAAGAACCACCTGACATATATTCCACATCATTTAAAAGAATTTGCATGGCGTGTTGATTCTGCTGGCGATATCACAACTGTTTATAGAAGTTGGAAACCAGAAGTTCATATGTTGCGGACTATGTTCGGTGAGAATGAATTAAAGTTTAGCAAAGAAACAGAAGATAAAATAAAAGATGATGATACGATGGAGATTCCTGTCATACATTGCGTTAAAAAGAATCCTAAGTTTGATTCTGGCACAAGCAAGAACGAATGGTTATCTATCTATATCGAGAAAGAAACAGGACACGAGCTTAATTCTAAAGAGCTGAACTATCTTCCTTATATTATACCCTTTTGGCACAGAATACCGAATAAGCCTTACGCATATTCACCGCCTGCAATTGTGGCTTTACCTGATAGTAATTTGCTACAAAATGTAACAGCTTCAATCTTAGATGCTGGACAATTAGCTGTTGAGCCTACAATAATCGCACAAAGCGGTGTTGTTTTAGGTGGTGATAATAATGTCAATGTATCGGCTGGACAGTTTTTATTCGTTGATGAAAAGTATGACGAGCGTGGAGGGGCGGCAATTAGCACACTGAAACGTGATTTAAACGGTCTGCCTTATGGTTTTGAAATACAAGAGGGCTTAACAAACTTTATCCATGAAGCTTTTTACCTGAATAAAATTACATTACCTGCTCCTGTTGGACAAGTTACAGCCTATGAGATTGCTCAAAGGGTAGAAGAATGGGTTAGAAATACATTGCCATTGATTGAACCTATATCTGCGGATTACAATTACAAGCTCTGTAAAGCGTCATTAGGTGCTTTAGTTGGTGCAGGTAGATGGATATGTCGGAGATTCCTGTTGATTTGGATTTCACATTTACTAATCCATTAACTGAGGGTCAAGAGGCAGGCAAGATGAAAATCTTACAAGATGTATTGAGTATTCTTGGTATCGTTGCTGAGGTTGATGAAGACCAAGACGCTATTTTAGATTTAGAAACAGCAGTTAGAGATGCCGTAACATCTGGTGAAGCCCCTCTTGAATGGTTCTTTGATGAGAATGCTACGAAAGAAATAATCCAAAACCGCAGAAAAGAAAAAGCTGATAATGCTGAGATGCTAAAGGCACAACAAGCTATGGAATTAGCAAAAACAGGTAAGGATATTATGTCTTGAGAATTGGTGAAAATATAGAGACCTCAATTAATATCGAGAAGTTAGATATTCTAGCAATTAAAGCAGTAGCTCGTGGCGATGCTGGCGAGGTAGAGCAAAAAAGAGCTATCAAATATATCTTAGAAGTTATAGGGGCTAAAGATATTAACTCATATGTTAAGGGTGATATTGAAGCTACACATATTTTACTAGGCAGGCAATTTGTAGGTCAAACCATATCAGCCATTATTGATAAGAAGTTTGTCTACGTTAAGCAAGAAGAACCCAAGGAAATATTTAAAAAAGGTAAAAAGACATGGTAGACGAAAACAATACAACTAGCGAAAATACAGATACAAGCGGTGATGATGCTGGTCAAGTTACTGAACAGGCTGGCAATACACAAGACGATACTACGCCTCCTGCTCCTGCATTCGGTGATAATTGGCGTGAAAGCTTATCTGCTGGCAATGAGGACTATACAAAAACCTTATCGACCATTCAATCACCAGAAGAGATGGTTAAAAAACTACACAATCAAGAGCAATTAATTCGTTCTGGTGAGCATAAAGCTTATGCAATGCCTACATCTGAATCTACGGACGACCAAAAGCAAGCTTACCGTGAAAAAGTCGGTGCTGGTTTAACTTCTGATGATTATGCAGGGGCTTTACCTGATGGTGTTGTGCTAGAAGAATCTGATAGAGGTTTTTTCGACCATCTAGCAAAATCTGCAAGTGATAACTATGTTCCTAAAGATGCTTTTGTTGATATGTTCGGTAGTTATAACGACTATGTAAGCGACTTCATAGTAAAGCGCGATGAAACTGATGCAGAACAAAAACGTGCTACTGACGGTGCATTACAGGAAGAATGGCGTGGTGATTACAAAGCTAATAACAACATCATTGATACTATGTTTGCTAAAATGGATGATAACTTAGTTGAGCAAATTAAAACCGCTCGTGATAGCAATGACAGCTTGTTGATTGATAATCCTGATTTCAAGAAAATGTTGTTAGGTATGCAACTTGAAGCCAATCCGATAGTTCCAATTCCTCAAGGTGCAAGTAATGCGTTTGATGTCGAAACCGAATTGCAAGGTCTTCTGGCTCTATCAAACACCAATCCCGATAAATATGGTTTACCTGAGACACAGAAACGTCTATCTGAGCTGTACGCTTACAAGACAAGAGATAGTAAATAATAATCAAAATGAACCCCTAGTAGATTTAATCACTGGGGGTTTTTCTTTGCCTAAATTTATCCTTAACACAAAACTTTAACGGCTAACGGCTAACGGCTAAGGGCTAATCGTTAGATTATTATTCTAATCGTTAGATTATTATTTAAGATATTTAAACAGATTTGCAATAATGAAAATTCTATGTCATACTTTAATCACCATTAAGTTGACCCTCTCTTATGAGGCTACCCAATTTTAATTGCGTTGTCTGTAAGATAGACCTTAATGTTTAAGCCACCCTATCTATACAAAATGGTTTTTCTGCATGTTGCAGGAATTTATTTTTATATTATAGAAAGGGTTCTATCATGAGTAAAATAGCTCTAATAGCACAGTTCCAAGATGAAGGCATATTGTCTTTTAAACAAAACGAAAGTAAGCTTTTGCTTGCTACAAATCGTGACGGTAAAGTAAACGGTGCAGGTACTTATACTTGGGTTGTTGCCAATGAAGAAGATGCGGCAGTTACACGTAATATCAATGGAGATCTTCCATATGAAACTTCTGAGAAAACACAATACACAGCAACGTTGAATGAATGGCATGGTTTGCAGAGAGAAACAGGATTTAATATCTTTGAATCTCAAGCGACCGATTCATCTATCATGCGTAAATTGTGTATGCGTAAACTGGCTCGTAAGATTGATGAAACAATCACGACTGAGTTAGAATCAACTTCTACATCCATTTCAGGTACTCAAACAATGTCTGAGGCATTAATTCAAGAGATTTTAGCTACACTAGGCGAATCTAATGTTTTAAGTACTGAGGGTGATATTTTCGCAAGTGTTACTCCTAGCGTAATGCAACGTGTCTTGTTCTTAGCTAAAACTTCTAGCATTGATTATGTTGATGTGAAAACTATGGAACGTGACGGTGTGAAAGTTCAGTACAAGAATATCATGGGTATTAATTGGATTAATAACACACAAGCCGCTGGTATGGGTACAGCAACTTCTACAAATGTTGTTTTCCACCGTGATGCAATTGGTTTCGCTGCTAAAGACAAGCACAGTCCTATTATGTTTAGTGCTGGTTTTGATGGCGAACATGAGCGTAGCTGGTGTAAAGCGACTGGTTACTTTGGTGCTAAGTTGCTTGAAGTTGAGGGTGCTTTAAAATTCACTCACAATGATACAGCGTCTTACTAAACCAATTAACTAATTGTCAATCTCTTTGAAAGGAGAATTTAAAATGGCTTACGATAGTACAAAATTAGAATGTGTAACAAACGGTGAGTTCCGTTGTTTCCAGTATTCTAGCACTGATGCCCCTGCGACTGTTAATACTGACGGCTATGTTAGTGACGGTCAAACTAGAGGTATGCGTGTTGGTGATACTATGGAACAGATGAACAAAACTTCTGGCTTAGCCACTAAGTACACTGTTTTATCATTAAGTACGTCAAACAACTCTGTCGATCTAACTGACGGCACGACTGTTTCTATTGCTACTGATACTGACTAACAGTAAAAAGATTGCTCCGTGGTTTTAGTCTTTTACCACGGGGCAAACCTTTATTTTAAAAGACGCAAAAAAAGGACTTACAAATGACAAATACTTTAAAATCTTCAAATATTTCAATCAAAGCACAGAAGAATCACCATCATAAATTGATATTGGCTGTCGGTCATACATTAGATGATGTTTTCAGACCCGCTTATTTCATTCATACAGCCAGCAGATTACATGTTGGCGATACGATTGAATTAATATCACATGATTACGCTATCTATGCAGAATTGCTGGTTATCACGGCTAAAAAAGAAAGCGTGGCAGTACGTATGATTAACTTTGTTGATTTAGTTACCCATCCGTTCAAGGGTGAAAACGATACTTACTCAATGAAACATGAAGCAGGTTCTGGCTGGGTTATTAGACGTGTTGTTGATAAATCCATTGTTGAGCAGAAACTTAATGCACCTGAGGCTCACGAGCAAATGAATAGATTGTGTGGCGTTGTTATCAAAGAAACTGAAACAATTATTAAAGAAGTTGTTGCGGGAGTTGAAAGTGTTGAGCCTGATAAAAAAGGGTTGCTTATGGCAGAGGCTAAAAGCTTAGGTTTGAAACCTAATCACTTAACAGGCGTTAAAAAATTAGAAACATTGATTGCTGATAAAAAAGCAGAAACTAAATAAATGGAGTGTTAAATGGCTTTGGATAAATTAGGTGTTATAAATAAGGCTCTGGTCGAATATTTGGGCGAGCGTCCAATTTCTAGTTTGTCTGAGGCTGTTAAAGCTCAAAGGATAATGAATAGTATTTGGAGTAATGATTTAGTTGATTATTCTTTATCTGCTGGGGTTTGGGATTTTGCAAGTAGGATTGTAAAACTTGATAATAATCCATCGATTGAATTACAGATGTCTTGGAATTATGCTTTTAATATCCCTGATGATTTCATATCCTTGATTGCGATTGCAGTTGATGAAGATTTCAGAGGTAAGTTCACTCAATATGATATTGATGGTTCATTAATTACCTCTGACAATTCGTATATTTACTTAAAATACATATCTAATGATGCAAGTTACGGCAATGACTTATCGTTGTGGACACCTGCCTTTGCTGATTATGTGGCTTGCTTGCTAGCATATCGCTCAAGCAAGGCGTTTCTATTGTCTAGTGCTGATAAAGACAGGCTGTTTCAAGATTTAAACAGGTTATCATTACCTTTTGCCAAAGAAAAAGACGCACAAAACAGACCTGTAAGAAACTTAACTCGTGGCTCATGGTTCAGTTCAAGGTATTCTGCTGGTCGTGATAATTCTTCAAGAGATGAGGATAGACATGCCTAAAACATACAATTCATTAGTAACTCCGTTGTATCCTGCTTTAAACAGAGGTTTAGTATCTAAGTTCGGACTTGCTAGAATTGATATTGAGCGAATACAGTTATCTGCGGAAGTTTTTACAAACGCTATGCCGAGGGTTTTAGGTTCTGCGATGTTGAGGGCTGGACTAGGCTATAAACTAGAACCATATCTAAACAAGAAAGCTAAGTATTTAGAATTTATTTTCTCATTTTACGATACGGCAATGTTAGAATTTACAGATAATATATTTAGACCGATTGTTGATGAAGCGGCTATCACTAGACCATCTGTGACAACGGCTATTTCTGATGATGAATTTACTCTAGGCACTGGCTGGACTGATGCATCTGATGCAGGAGCTACTAGGACATATGTATCTAATCACTTGAGGTTAAACGGTAACGGTTCGGCAAAAGCTAAAGCAACACAGCTTGTAACTGTTGTTGAATCTGGTACTGAGCATGGCTTAGAGATTGAAGTAACTGACGGCACGGTTGATTTATCTATCGGTTTATTGGTCGATGATGAGGACTTTTTAAGCAAAGTGTCATTAGGTCGTGGGATATATTCATTTTCCTTTACTCCTAATGCGAATTTTACAGTAACTTTATCTAGTTTTAATGAATTTGGTGCAAGCGTGAATTATTGCCGTATTGGTTCATCTGGTGATTTGATTCTAGCTACTGGATATAGTGAGGCTAATTTACAATATTTACGTTTCGATCAGTCCGCTGATGTTGTTTTCATTGCCTGTAACGGATTAACACGTCAAAAAATCCTTAGATACAGTGACAGGTCATGGGGTTTTGCTGAATACCTGCCTGCTGATGGTGCTTTTGACATCATTAATACAACGTCCGTTACGATAGCGACTTCTGCCATTAAAGGTGAGGTTACATTAACATCTTCAATTGATTTATTCACAAG